GCAGGTCGATAAGCTGGCTGAAAAGCTGGATATCGTAACTGCCGAAAATCAAAATTTACTGCGCGAGATGGCCGAGTTGAAGTCTCAACTCGCCTCTGCTCAAACAACCATCCAACACTTGGAGCAAGCCCTGATGTCGCGAGGAAGCTAATAAGCTTTTGACGATAACTTTACAGAGAAGAAGCACGGCAAACAGGAGGGATAAGTTATGATGACCAACAAGGCGTACCAGCTGGCCCGCGAAGATGTGGGCACATTGGAATATGCGGACGGGCACAACCCGAAGATCGTGCAATACTTTGCTGACGTTGGCCACAGCTGGGTGCAGGATGACGAAACTGCATGGTGCGCTGCGTTCGTCGGAGCAATGCTCAAGCGCGCTGGCATGCCCCACACCGGCAAGCTCAACGCCCGATCCTATCAATACTGGGGAGACGAGGTATCGCTTGACGCCGCACAGGAAGGCGACATCGTCGTGTTCTGGCGCGGCACACCTGATGGGTGGCAAGGGCACGTCGGCTTCTTCGTGCGCCACTCTGGTGACAGCATCGACGTACTCGGTGGCAACCAGTCGAACCAAGTAAACATCAAGGCGTATCCAGTGGACCGCCTGTTGAGTGTACGCCGTGCACCGAACACCAGCCAGCCCAGCAGGGTGGTGGTGTCAGAGCGCCAAGAGCGCAGCTCACCGACGCAATCCCGTACGGTGCAGGCAAGCACCGCTCAGGTCGTGACCGCAGTAGGCGGCGGAGCTGGGGCACTCGCTGCCTTAGACGGTGTGGCACAGATCGTGGCGATTGCGGTCTTTGGTGCCGTGGCTCTGCTGGCGATCTGGGTGATGCGCGAGCGCCTGCGCAAATGGGCAAAAGGAGATCGGTGATGGCAAAGCAACTTGGGCTCTACGCCAACATCCATGCAAAGCGGAAGCGGATCGCAGCTGGGTCGGGCGAGAAAATGCGCAAGCCCAACAGCAAGGGAGCGCCGACGGCCAAGGCGTTTCGAGAGAGCGCTAAGACAGCGAAGAAAAAGAAATGATCTTCGGTCGTATCAGGCTCTGGCTGGCTGCCGCAGGGACTGCCGTTATTGCGTTTGTGGCGGTCTACATCAGCGGCAGGCTCGACGCCTCCTCACGCGCCCGTACACGGGAGCTGGAGGGGTATAAGGATACAAGGAAGGCAATCGATGATGCGGATGTTCACGGCGACGATCCTGCTGCTGCTCGCGAGTGGCTGCAGCACTATGCAGATCAAGAGCGGAGACGCGATCTGTGATGGAACGAAGAAGGCCCGCGCCGATCTCGCGCAGGCCTTACTTAATGACGGTGGCGACCGATCTGTCGTTGCCGGTCAGGTGCTGCTGTCGCAGATGCTAGAGGCCTGCCGCTAGTCTATCAGACCTTTGGCGTACCACCGCTCACGCAGGCGATCAATCGCATCCCAGAATGCATCGCGATCATCATCAGGAACATATACTGACAGACGGACCAGACCCTTGTCGAGCTGTCGCTGATGATAAGTACGCTGTGCCACGGCATGGCCGCTGGGCTTCTCGTGTTTTTGTCTAGGCATTACGGCCCTCCTCTGTGCCTTGTGCCTTGCGGCGGTCGATGATCATGGCGGCAGTGCGGACATAGCCGACGATATCGAGCCAGCTGTCCTCGTGCTCAGGCGTCACAATCAAGCGGCACACCTTGACGATGATCATGTACATGACGTGACGCAAGACGCGGTCAGGGCAATCCTCAAGCAAAGCGGCCATCACCGACACGCGAAAGAAGTCTTCGCTTGGGTGGCCGTACACTGCACCGCGTTCAGCGATCAGGGCACCGACCTCATCGGCCTTATCTACCATTAGTTCTTTCATAGTATGTCCTCAATGATGGTGGTTATCTCAGCGTCGATGGTGAGCTCTTTGATCTGGTAGAAGGCGAGGCGCATGTCCTGCACCCTGAGCTCAAGATCGTCGATCTTCTCTTGATAGTTCTCGCAATCCCTACGGTGCTCGTCGTCGCCGTACTTTGCTTCCATCGTCTTGTCCTCCAGCAGGTCGAAAACGAAGCCAAGCTCAGGGTAGGTGGCGCGCAGGCTGTCAAGGTCGGGGCGGTCGGAATAGCCAAAGCCGTTGAAGTCTAGCTTGGCTATAGCGAGGTTAATATCAAATACCATTGTAGGTCTCCTCAGATGTGGTTGATGCATTCGGGGCCAAAGCCGGCCTCGATGGATTGGGGATCGGTAAGGGTGCGGGCGCACCGAGCGCAGCGACCCTCGTGCCAGAACTCGAGCTGCTCCGGCATGCTGCCGGCAGCGAACTTGTTCAGCGCCCAGTCGAGAGCGATGAAGGCAGGGTGATTTGGGTTGCCCTTGCGGCCAGCGACGACGCCATTACCGTGGTTGGTGAACCCAATATACTCATAGTCTTGCTCGTTGTTCTGGCCAACAAGGACGTTTGCAAAGAACAGATCGTCCTTGCCCTTGGCCTTCGCTACGCGGTAGGTGTAGCGCTTGCCGGTAGCCTTGGACACGAGAGTGAAGCGGGCTTTGCCGCCGAACACAAAAGAGCTGGCTGCCTCAGCGTCGGCGATCAGGTGCGGGTGGGTCATGGTCTAGGTCTCCTGTGGTGTGTAGCCTATACCTATGATGCTGATCAGCATCTGTCAACCCCTAGACCTCCTCGTCTTCGAGCTCGCCCCATGATGGGCCGGTGCCGCCCTCGACCAGAGCGTCGGTCGGCGCGTCTGGAAAGATGTCGAGGTATCCGTCCACCATGTCCCGCTTCATCCACTGCAGCGCCTCCTGAGCGTCATCGATGTAGGCCTCGTCGATCAGTGCGTCGTGGATCGTTGCGGCCATCCTCGTGCCCATGTGCGTTCCTCGGCTCGCTGCCTCCTCGAGGCGCGCACGGTGACGGATGATCGCACGCGCCATGACGCTGAGCGCTGCGCGCTGCACGGGGTAATTCGCACACTTCGGGAGCTCAGGTTTCTTGCCTAGATAAATGGTGCCTCCATCAACCATCGGCAGGTAACCGTCACCCAGCGCGTGGTTCATCATCGTGTTGCGCAGGCCGAACGCGCGCGGGTAACGATCTGCCCAGAAGTCGATCAGCTCCTGCGCCCTCGAGATCGATGTGCGCAGCGTGCCTGACAGGCCCATTGCTCCGGACCCGTAGATGATGCCGAACGATACGCCCTTCGCCTTCGACCTGATCTCCTTACCTTCCGGCGTCTTCTTATCGATCTTGTATCCGGCCATGTACGAGCCGACCTCGCTGTGCAGATCGCCGTGCACGCAGTCATACAGCAGCTGGTCATCCTCGCTGAGCAGGGCCAACACCTTGAGCTCGATGCCGCTATAGTCCAGCGACACCAGCCGCTTCTTTGGTGGCGCGATGAACGACAGGCGCACGCTGGTGAACTCGCCAAGCAGCTCGCGGTCGCGCGGAAACTGCTGAGCGTTTGGTGACGAGCTGGAGAAGCGGCCGGTCACAGCGCGGGCGATGTTGTAGGACGGGTGCAGCCGGCCGTCGCTGGCGTTCTGCGCCATCGTGATCAGCTTGTCTCCAAAGTTCGATAGGTACTGGTTGATCGTGGTCAGGTCAGCGATGCTGAACAGCACGTCAGCAAGCGGCCCTTCGCCGCCGGCAAGCGCGGCCATCTCTTTGCAGGTTGCGGTCTTGATCTCGAGCTGCCCTGTCTTTTCAGTGCGGGGCCAGTGCGCAAGGTATTCATCCGGCAGGATCGCGGCAAAGTAATCCGACCACTGCTTGCGCGACTTGAGGTTCGGAACCTCTTTCTCGCTGACGTACTCTCTGATGCGGCCCTCGTACACCTCGCGCTTGTCTTCCCACAGTGCCACCAGTTTCTTGTGGCGTGCCTGATCCAGCAGCAGACCTGTCTCGCGCATCTCATGCACAGGGACGATCAGGTCATCGAGCATGGCCTGTGCCTCCCTAGCAGGTGGGTGCTCATCGAGCTTGGCCTGCCAGTGCTTCCACAGTCTCCACGTCCACAGCGCGTCATCTGCCGCGTACTTGAGCTGCTCCTCACTGAGCTCCGTCGCTGCCCAGTTGGACACCTGTTGATCCTTTGGCATCTCGTGCTTGAGGTCGGCCTTCAACATCATGGCTAGTGACATCTGATCTCCGCCCATGCGGGCCCGTCTAGCGTGCGCGACCTCGATGACCTTGACGTGCGAAGCGTCGGCAGCGTCGAACCACTGGTACTCGAAGCCGGCGTTGAACGCGATCCATGTTCCCTCCTCAAACCACTCGGCATAGGGCGCGAACGATCTGCCCTCGAGCGCCCAGAAGTCAACGACGGCCCAGACCTCGTCGTTACAGATTTGGGCAAGCCTGACCTCGCTCTCCTGCGGACGCAAGCCAGTGGTCTCAAAGTCAAGCGCGGCGTGGCCGGTGCCGATCTGGTCGAGCATCTCGTTGAGCTCGGCCTCGGTCGTGATCATCTGGTATTCCATGTAGGCCTCCCGTGGTGTGGAAAGGCGGGCCCGAAGGCCCGCCCAGTTTTTAGGAGCGGCGAGCGCGGCGCGTGCGCGTCGGCTTCGCCTCTTCCTGCTCCGGCTCCGGTTCAGCAATCTGCTCAACCTCTGGCTCTGCTTCACTGGCCTCTGCACCCAGCATGTCAGCTGCCTCGGCTTCAGTGATCCACTCCTCGATCTCAAACTTCGGCTTGAAGTTCCACTCGCCCTGAGCTTGGAACTTCTCGCGGGTGAAGTAGAACAGCGGGAAGTTTGGCTCACCGTTGATGGTGCGCTGGGCAATCTCATCAAACAGATCGCCAACTGCGTTCTTGCCGCTGGTGCTGTTGGTGCTGAAGGAGTATTGAACGGCCCCATCCTCGGACATAAAGCCAAAGCCAAGCATCGACTGCCAGCCATCCTGCGCACGAGCGTACGGGCCCTTGTCCTCGAGCTGATGCTCTGGGATCGCCAGCTCTGACTGGTAGATAGACCACTGGTGGCGCGCTACCGGCTTGTTGTCCTTCCAGCAAATCCAGCCACGAAACGCTGAGCGCGGCTCCATCAGGAACAGCTCGTCTTGCGGAAGGTCGTCACGGTCACGACCGAAGGTGATGGCTCCTGTCTTGCCAGAGAACGAAACGTACTCGACGCTTTCGCTGGCACCACCGCCGGTGCTTTCTTCGGCGCTTGCAGCAGCAAGGGCCTTGGCCATTGCGTCCTTATCAAGGGACGGGAGGTTGCCACCTTTGGCGTATGTTGCGAGAGATGTAGACATGTTGTGCTCCTTTTCTACGTTGCACGTTTCAACAGAGGCTGTCTCGGCCTCATTCAATGGTCAGGCGCTCGCTTGCTTTCCCGACCTTCATGAAGGGCGAGAGATCAATCCCCGCCTTCTCCATCTGTTTCCAGTCATACGACCGGCGTCCTGCGATCAAGGCCAGCTCGACCCTGTGGTTCCCGACCATCAGATGCGATGCGTTGCGCGCACTCATCTCTGCCTTGATGGTCTCGGCAGCGTTATCCTTGCGGGCCTTGGCGGCCTGCTCGTCACCCTTAGCCAGCACATAGGCCTGCACCGCAGCGTCTAATCCAGAGCCTCGATTGCTTCGGCTGACGGTGGCCTCGCCCTCGATCTCGATGCCGCACTGCTCAGCGAAGGGGCACCCGCCATACTTCTTGCACTGGCCGTCGCGCTTTCCCTCGCGGTCAAGGCGACCGACGGTATTGGCGCTCAGCATCTTGTTGGCTCTCGGAGCTAGGCGATCGAGGATGTCGCGATCTCGGTCGACATCAAACTCGATGATGTCGTTGTAGTTCGATGCGTCCATGTAAACCAGCATGCCTGCGATAGGCTTCGGGAAGTCGTCGTCTTGCAGGTGGGCGAGCTCCATGCCGATGCGCAGCTGGGTCAGGTGGTCCTCTCGAGGTAGGTAATTCCTGTTTGTGCGCGGGTCGATGGTCTTGAACTCGAGCGCGACCCAGCCATCATCGGTCATTATGTAGCCGTCAGGCGTTGCACTGATCCGGTGCTCTTCGCTGACAATCGATACCTGATCGCCGCCGCAGTAGGCCAGCTCAGCTCCAGACGCCAGAAGGCAGTCGACAAGGTAGAGCTCGCCCTGCTTGCCGCGACGGGCAAAGCCCCAGTCCTGCTCGACAGGTGGGAGGTTGCGCTCGAACCACTGCTTGCGGATGCAGCTCGCAGCTGACGATGCGTTCATGTACT